AGGACCGGTTCTTCGGTGCGGGCGTGAACCTCGAGGGTGTGATGCTGATCGTCGTGGACAAGCAACGGAAGCTGGACCAGAACGCGCTGCGCACCGAGGAACCGGTCCTGTTCGCCAGGTTCGAGAAGGATGTCCCCACGGTCAAGTGGGCGAGCCAATGCTGAGTGCCGGCAGAATCATGGCGGGGCAGAATCATGCGGAGGAAAGGCGTGCAACTCGAGTTCCGGCTGGAGCGCCCGGTGGCGCCGAGCCGGCAGTCCCGGCAGGGGAGGGCGAGGGCGTGGTTCGGCATCATGCGGCGGATCGTGGAGAGCTCGGGAAGTAAAACGCAACCGCAGAGAGGCAGAGAGCGCAGAGAAAGGATGAGATGAGCACAGAACTAAGCGATGAACGAAGTTGAACGGATTGCGGGGCAGTTGGTGGTGATCGGGCTGCGGGTGACGAAGCTCGAGGAGTTGCAGCGGGCTCAAAAGACGAGCGCGGATGCGGCGGCGGCTTCGATCGTGGCGGGGTTGCTTCATTTTCCGGTGGACATTTTGGTGTTGCCGGACCGGCGCAAGGAACGGCGGGCGCTGGCCGGCGCGCTGAAGGCCAGGGGCTGGAGCTCTGGGCGAATTGCCCGGGCGCTGGGCTGCGCGGAGAAGACGGTGCAGCGGTGGCTCAAATGATTTCAGATTGCAGATTGACTGAAGCGCCGCCGGGACAATTTGAACTCTGAATCTGCAATTGGAGGATGTCCGGACAGAGGCGCAGTTGGGATTCTCGCAACTTGGGGGAGCGGGGCTAGGGTTCGGGCTGACGTGGCCTCGACAAAGTGGCCGACAAAGTGGCCGACAAAGTTACCAAATGTAAAACTCCTGGACCTAAACCTTCCATTACTCTCGCTGTGGTTAAGCGGGTTTCTGCTCGCGTGGCTCGTGGGCTTACGCTCGAACTGGCGCTGGCAGCCGAACAGCACGGCAAAATCAACCTGGAGACGTGGCATAAGGCGCTCCAAAAGTGTGAGGAATTTTCCACCCATTACCAGGGAGCTCGTGGAAAGTTCCTCGAATGGGCGGTCGCCAAGCTCGCGGCAGACAAAAACACGAGCCGGCTTATGTGGCTCTTGGAACGGCGCCATGCCGATTTGTTTTCTAAGCCTGAGCCTGCTGCTGCCGTGGTCAATGTCAGCCAGCATGTGGGGATCCCGGCGGATGTACTCGAGCGGGCCAAGCAATTGCAGATTGCTGATTGCAAATTGCAGAGTGGGGGAAAGCTGGAGACCAAAGGTGGAAACTGAGAAGGAATTGGTGGCGCAAGCTCTGGCCAGGCCGTGGACGTACGCGCACGCGCGGCTGGGAATGAAGCTGCACCCGAAGCAGGCGGACGTGCTCAAGAGCTGGTTTAAGCCGCATTCGCGGACGGCGTTCCGGTGCGGCAATGAAGTGGGCAAGACGTCGCACGTGGCGGTGGCAGCCATCCTGCACCACGCGGAAATGTTCGGCGGGCTGGTCGTGAGCACCGCCGGGGTGCAACGCCAGGTGAAGACACAGCTCGTGCCGGCGCTCCAGGCGTTTCAGGGCCGGTATCCCGGTTGGCGGTTCAACGACGACTCGATCTACGACGACAAAGGCCGGCTGCGCTACCTCGGGTTCACGGCGGCGAACGAGGGCAACTTTCAAGGGTTTCACAATTTGGACGGGCCGCTGGGCATCATCCTCGATGAATCGGCCGCGATCAAAGACAAGCTGATTATCGCGGCGGAGGAACGGTGCAACCCGACGCGCTTGCTGGTGATGGGGAGCCCGCTGGACCCGGCCGGGCAGTTTTACCAGATCTGCACGAGCCTGGCCGGGTTCTACGAGCAGCATCAGCTCAAACAAACGGAGTGCCCGTGGATAGCGCCGGAGACCATCCAACGGCGGATCGAGAAGTACGGAGCCGAGCATCCGATCGTGCTCTCCAGCATTTTCGCGGAGTTCGCCCTGAGCGCGGAGGGTGCACTGCTGAGCTTGCGTGAATGGGAGCAGTGCATCGCCGACCCGCCGCAGGAGAAGAGCGGGCAGCGGCATGTGTTCCTGGATTTTGCGGCCGGACGGGCGCGCAATTCCGTGGGCGCCGCCCTGGGCAACCGGGCGTGGATTGTGAAGTCCTGGCGCGAGAAGCATACGCCGGCGGCGATCGGCCAATTCCTGCAGACGCTCAACACGCTGGCGAAACGGCCACCGGTGGGCATTGGGCTCAAGCCGCATGAAGTCGAAGGCGACGCGGACGGCATGGGGATTGTCTTCGTGCAGTCGCTCGAGGAGGCCGGCTGGCCGGTCCAACATTTTCACGGCGGCGCGAACCCGCTGACCAACCTCGAGTATCGCGACCGGATCTCCGAGGTGTGGACCGAGGGAACCATCGGCGTGCGCAAACAGGAATGGATCATCGGCCCGCCGGGCACGCGCCCCGATGACCTGGCTAACCGGCAGATGAACGAGGAACTGAAAAGCCAGATCGTGGTGCGCAAGACCAAGCGCGATATGAAAGGCCGGCTGACGATCGAGGCCAAGGAAGACATGGCCAAGCGCGGGATCCCAAGCCCGGACGACGCGGACGCGCTCCTGGGCGCGATGGGGCCGCTGCCGTACGTGGGCAAGGGCCCGAGCGGGAGCAGCGGTAGCCGGGAGTTTGTGGAACAATTTGCTGAACAGGAGCGGGAGGGGCAGGGCGAGCATGGGTACGGCGGGATTCCGGGAGGATGCGCTTAAATGCAGATTGCAGATTGCAAAGTGCAGAGTCGGAAAGGCGGCTACAGGTCGTTGACGATTCACCCGTGCGTGAATGGTTTTATAGTGCGCGACCACGCCTATAGCGCGGATCCGCTGAACATGAGCCCTTCGCTCGGGACGCACGTTTTCAGGACGGTCGAGGAGTTGAGCGCAGCCTTGCCGCAGTTAATGGCAGCCTTGCCGCAGTTAACCACAGAGGGGCGATGAACACAGATACGGAAAGCAATCATCAGGAGAGCGACCAGGCAGTGGCACGAGCGCGGCAGTTGGGGGCGCTCATCGAGGAGCGAAACCGGTGCGAGCTTTCGCTCAGGGATGCGCAGCTCGAGCTGGATTCGTTCATGACGGCGCAGGCTTACTTGCAGGCGCACCTGGAAAAGCCGTTCACGGTGGGGATGCCGGAAATTGTGCAGCGGAATCAGTTGCCGGCGCGGGTGCGGAAGTATTTGCCGGAGGGAAGGCCGTGACGGCGCCGCAGAGACTGAAAGAGTTGCGCTCGCTCGCCCCGTCACAGCTTTGCGAGGCGTTGCTGAACGATGGAAGCGACGTGGTTCGGCACGAGGCTGCATTCCTGCTGGGCGAACAAAAGTCGGGACTGCACAACCTGATCGAAGCCGCCGGCGATCGCTCGATCCTCGTGCGACACGAGGTGGCGCTCGCGCTGGCCAATTTCCCGGCGAGCGAAGTCCTGAACCAGTTGCTGCTGATGCACGAGGACGCGGCCAAAGAGGTCCGATCTTCGGCGGACTACGCTATCCAGCAGCTCATGCTGCAAAGCACAGGCCAAAAACTCGAAGCGTTAACGGCGGACCGGGACAACTGTCTGCACTCGCTGCGGCGAATGGGTTTGGAACTGAGGGAGCACAAGCGCGCCTTGATCGAATCGAGGAAGAGGAAGAGCAAGAGGAAGAGGAGGATTTTGTGAAAGAGTTGTTTGAACGGGGTTGCGAGGTGATTCGGGGGCGGGAGGCCTGGGCGCAGAAGCAGGAGACCTTTTACCAGATGCGGCATGATGGGTTGCGGCGCCGGCGGCCGCCGTTCCCGGGGGCGGCGGATATGCATTTCCCGCTGATTGACATGAACATCCGGAAGGGGAAACCGTTCTGGCAGTCGCAGGCGACCTCGCAAGAGCGGCTGGCTTCGTTCACTGCCCTGCGCGACCAGCAAAAGGATATCACGACGGCGGCGGCGGATTTCCACGACTGGGAGCTGCGGCAGAACAGCAATTACCTGGTGGAACTGATCCGGGCGATTGACGCGATGTGTTTCCGCGCGCGGGGCGTGCTGAAGATTGTCACGGACCCGTTCGACAATCACAAGATCGTGTGTGAATCGGTCCAGATGCCGTTCATCCTGATGGCCGAGGGCGCGGACGACTTCGACGACGCGGACTTTTTCATTCACGTGCAGCACTGGAGCCTGGCCAAGTACAAACGGAACCGGCTGTTCGGCCAGGACAAGGATTTGTTACGGCGGATCGTGGGGCAGAAAAACCTCGATACCTCGAGCGACTGGCTGACAAACAAGCAGGCGCGCGAGGGTCTCAACTATTCGCGGAATCCGGACCAGATCCTCGTGTGGGAACATTACGAGCGGACGATGGGCGGCTGGACGATGTACACCTACAGCCCAATGGCGCCGGACATCGCGCTCCGGACCCCGACGGGGGTGGCCTACAAATGGCGCGGGAAACAGAGCGTGCCGTTCTTCAGCTTCAAAATGGAGCTCAAGGAAAAAGGCTGGTACTCGCCGCGGGGGATGGCCGAGCTAGGGGCGCACTTCGAGCAACACTGTTGCAAGGCGTGGAACGACAAGCTGGATGCCATGACGTTCCTGAACCGGCCGGTGCTCACGAGCCAAAACCCGATCCCCCAAACGGCCAACATCCGGTGGGCGCCGGGCGAGTTCATTCCGGGCAACGTGCAGGGCGTGGCGCTCGGGAGTGTGCCGGGGACGTTCGACCAGGAGATCGCTTTCGCGCGCGGAGCCAGCGAGCAGCAGAACATGCTGCCGGACTTCGGCATCGTGCAGCCAGGCCAAAGCGGCGGCGAACCAGGCGGCCCGCGGACGGCCACCGAGAACAACCGGATCGCTACCTTGCAAACGGTGGGGACCGAGAGCAACGGGTTCATTTTCCGTTTAGACCTGGGCAAGGTGTATTGCCACACCTGGGGATTGATGCTGCAGTTCAAGCGCAACGAGTTGCTCTATTACGCCCGCGACGAGCTGAAGACGTTGCCCGAGGAAGCGCTGCACGATGCGTATTTAATCCAGCCGAGCGGCTCGACTGATGACTGGAACAAACCGCAACGGATGGCGCGCGCGCAACAGCGGCTGGCGACCTGGAAGGGTGACCCGAATTGCGACCAGGACGTGCTCAAGCGTGATGTGATGGCGAGCGATGACCCGAAGTTCGCGCACGAAGCCTTCGTGCCGAGCAACGAGGCGGCGGCGAGCCAGGCCGAACAAGAGGCGGAAGAAATCCTAATCATGAAAGAAGGGTTCCCGGCGCAGGTGCGCCCGGATGAAGATCATGTGACGCGGATCCATGTGCTGGCCGGCTGGCTC